GGATGATTTTAATTATCATAAAAAATTCTGATGATCATGATGACCACCCAGGTGGGGGTATGATGGTTCCTGTGTATAAAGCAATTTAATAATCAATACGGAGAGATTTATTTCTCTCCTTTTTTTATAAATATTAGTAGTGTTCGAGAATATAAAATGACCTTAGATCTTCACAATTTTTTTAAGTTTTATGATGAAAAAAATTCTAATCATGTGGCAGCGGTCCAATGGTTAGAAGATAATCTACCCACAGAGTATCTTGATGATGCGGAAGGGGACTGGGTTGGTATCTTCAGAACCAAACCACCAACACCATCAGTATTAGCAGTCCCATATTTTAATCAAGTAGATAATTACAGAGACGCACAGAGAACTTGTAACAGTTCTTCTTGTGCTATGTGTCTGGCATTTTTAAAACCAGGTGTTATCCAAGGCGACGATGAGTATGTTAAAAAAGTATTTGCCATCGGTGATACAACTGATCACGCAGTTCAAACAAAAGTTCTTGCTGGTTATGGAGTCCAATCGCATTTTAGTTATAATCTTTCTTTTTCTGACATTGATAAAAGTCTTGATGGAGGCAAACCTGTTGTTATTGGCATCCTACATCGGGGTTCTTTATCTAATCCTACGGGCGGCCACATGTGTGTAGTCATCGGACACACTCCAGATAAGAAAGGTTATTATGTCAACGATCCTTATGGTTCGTTGAATGATAGTTATACTGGTCCCGTAACAAATGGCAAGAAGACCATTTATACCAAAGCAGTTCTCAAGCATCGTTGGTGCCCAGGAGGTAATGATGGGTGGGGAAGGATCTTCGACTGAGTTTAAGAAGAAAATTCTTGAAGAAGTAAAAAAACTCACAAATCACGGGAAGCACAAAGAGGCTTCCGAATTATTTAAAATATACTTTCCAAATTTCGGAGAAACACATGGCAAAAGTTGATCTACATAACTTCTTTCAATACTATGATGAGAAGAACCCTAACCACATCAAAGGAATTCAGTGGTTAGAAGATAACCTACCAATTAAGTATCTTGAAGATAACGCTGAGTGGGCGGAGATCTATAGAGGAAAAAAGACTAGTGCTACAGTAGCACCAGTTGCTGTAGCTCCTGCACCGGTTCCTGCTTGGGAACCAGCAACCCCCCCTGTAGCACCTACAGCAAGCAAGGATGATTTCCCTGCTGCTGGATTGAAATTGATTAAGGAATTTGAGGGTTGTCACCTAGCAGCATATCCAGACCCACTGTCTGGAAACTTACCAATCACCATAGGTTGGGGAACTACCCGTAAAAAAGATGGATCACCATTTAAACTTGGTGATAAGATTACGCAAAAAGCAGCAGATGATTTGTTGATTGAGCAATGCAGGAAGGAGTTTATTCCACCACTTCGCAAGATCCCTGGTTGGAAAGAAATGACTGATGGTAAGAGAGGAGCACTCCTTTCTTTTGCTTATAATCTCGGTGCTGGTTTCTATGGCTCTGGAGATTTTAATACTATCACCAAGCGTCTGAAGAATAAAGAATGGGATTTAGTTCCCGATGCACTTTATCTCTATCGCAATCCTGGTTCTAATGTAGAAGCAGGTCTTGCTCGTAGAAGAAAAGCAGAAGGTGAATCTTGGAAAAAAGGATAAATAGTAACAATCATAACTGATTCTTGATCTTCTGATCTGAATCCATATAATCCAAGTTCTCTATTACTTGGTGAATACTTTAATCTAAACATCTTTAATTTGTTTCGTTAAGTATCACCAAGTAATAGGGAATTTCTATGTCTTATTCTAGAAGGGCGCTAGTATTGGCTTCAGCTCTCCTGATGGGGGCCCAATCAGCACTCGCACACACAAACTCTATTGGATATGTTGGAAACGGAACAGGAGGAGTCACTTTCTGGTATGGTTCTTGGCACAGCGGAACAACTTTTAATGAAGGTGAACTGAAGTTGCAAGGGGCAAATGGAACCACATTTGGTCCAACCATCACTCAGTTTACTACCATTAACAATGCTACACCTAATGGATTAGTTCCAGGCACAAACTATTTTCAATCAAATGGAACAGCATTAGTTGGATATCAATCAACACCTGGTATCGGTAATGGACTCAGTTATACTTGGCAGGGGGTTACATTTAATTCATTATCAGCAGGAGATTATACTTTTACTTATATTCCTTTGGGTAATGCTGAATCATATCAACCCAATGGTACTCCAACAATGGATTGGATGCCATTTGACCAGATTACTTTAAGCAGCACTGTTACTCTTTCTACTGCACTTATTTCTGGTGATGCTAACTTGAATGGTATTCTGGACATTTTAGAAGGAACAAACTCAGTAACACCAACAAATCCAACAGTAGTAAGTTCTAGCACTGTTAATAATGTAGTTACCTCTGTTGCCGTTCTTGCTCCCGTAACACAAGTAACAGTTATACATACTCCTATAGAAAATGATGAAGTACAAAAAATCAATCGTCACGTTCAAACTAACTTAACAATAACTTCTGTTACAACTACCACTACAACACCAGTCACAACTGATACTTATAGTGATGGTTCAACTATAGTTACAAACGGAACTGCTGTTGTAACCATATCACAAGTAAGCCCTGTTGTTACGTCTCACGATTATACTGATTACTTTGGTAGAGTGGACCAGTTAGAAGTTCTTGATGGAATCAATGATGGTATTAATGGGTTTCTGAATCATGAACCAACTTCAGGTAAACAAAGGTTGAGAGTATTTGAGAACAATAGATTTGTTCAGTCCTATAATGCCGATGGGTACACTTCTGATTCCAAAATCTTCGGTGGTGGATTTGAGATTGATGTAACCAAAGGTTGGACTCTTGGAGCACAGTATAATAGAGTTAACATAAACCTCAATGGTGTTGACTCAAGTACACAACAGAATAAAGATCACTTTGGTTTATTCAGTGAACTCAGAGGTAATACTCTGACTCTGAATACTAATGCTGCGATTGCGAACAGTAACTATAAGTACAATAGAAATGTAGAAGGTGTCTTTAATAATGCTGGTGAAACAACTGGAACTGAGTGGTGGGTTTCCAATCGTTTGTATTGGCATCTCAATAAATCAGTAAAACCATTTGTTGGTTATACTGTTCAGAATGTAAGAAGAAACGCTTACACCGAAACTGGTTCCGCAGAATCTGCAAGATCAGTTGATGCAACTAGTAACACAACTCATGTGGGTGAAGTAGGACTGAAACTTGAAACCAGATTTGGTGGTAAGAAAAAAGATCTTTTTGGTGTGGGTGTAGATGGTGCTTATGCAACTGATAGTTCTTATGGTATAACTGCTTCTGTAGATTATAAAGAACTGTTATTTGTTGAGGGTTCTCATGGGGTAAACAACGGAGTTACTAACAATTCTGTTGCTGCGAAAGTCAAGTTTAGGTTCTAACTATGGAAATCGGGATTACTCCAGAAGCAATTTTGATTACACTCATCACTCCCCTTTTGGGGATATATACCCCATTACAATCCTACATAGGAATTACTGGAAATCCTAGTCCATCAGATTCCCTATGGAAGGGAAGTGAAAATCGCAATACAACTCAAAAACAAATCAATCTTCAAGAACCATTCGGTGTCTTTGGAGTTCAATATAATGTGAATAAAAATGTTCGGTTATTTGCCGAACATCAAAGTAGTATTAAAGAAAAGAATGATGCGCTTGGGTTCAATCACGCAGGAGTTAAACTTCTTCTTCCGGTAGAAAAACATTCAAATCTTTATGCTGGATTGTCCGTACACAATCTAGATTGGGATAAGCACCGAACAAAAATGAATAATCCAATTGTAATATTGGGTGGTGAAACTGGTGGTAGGGATGTAAAAGTTTTTGGTGAATACATCACTGCTGTTGATGATTTTGGGAATGGTCGTTTTGGAATGGGAGTTAAAGTCATTTTTCAATAAATATAAGTACCCCCATTTATTGTATAGATAGATGTTCAACAAAAAAGAAAATGCTATGGGTCAACTAATTCGTGTATGTATTTTGGGTTGGTCTGCTGCTCTCCTTACAGCAAGTTATGCGGGAACTCTTTCTAAGATGGACCCCACATTTATTGCTACAGTCTTCACAGCTTCTGCTGCCACTTTTGGAATTAATACAATGAAGAAAGGTGGTGATGAAGAAGATGAAAAGAAAGATGAACCTAAAAGAGAAGAGTACGTAGAAACTCCTCCCGAACCACCCACTTCTTATGTTGATGAAACTCTTGCAGAAAGAGTTGAGGCATTGGAAACTAAGGTTGAAGAGGAAGGATATGTCACCCCTCGCACTAGTGCATAATGGCAAAATCATCAAACAAAGATAAGAAAGGTTCTGCTGGGACTAAACAGAATCAGGGAAATGCTACAGCAAAAAAGGCAAAGAACGGTGGAAAGAAAAAATGAGGTATCATGACACGAGAGTTCGATACTCCTCATAGGGAGAAATGGAACAAACCAATACATCAAATACTAAAAGCAATAGATAATCACACCCGTCTTCATTTGGAGACGGGTAATTTTTGGCATGAAGAGCAGGCACAGATACTTAGAACATACGTTACAGAATTAAAAGTTTTTATACACAAAGAAGAGGGATGGAATGACTGATCCAGTTTGGTCCGTAAATATTATGATTGCAGTTGGGTTGGCAGGAACTATTTGGATAATATACAAAATACTAAATATAGCAGATAGGGAAATAAAAAATGAGTCACCTCATCAACACTAAGTTGCCCAAAGAAGTTAT